TCTAGCACTTTTAATGAAGTCTTCGGATGATACGTGATTGATTCAAGTAGGTCATTTTGCTGCATGATAGGTGACCATCCTTGAAACCGATGGCGTCGAACTTCTTCACTGACCCGAGCAGCTTTCATTTGAAGAATCTTACGCTGAACTAAATTTTGAAGAAGTTCAAGTTCTTCAAGACTATAACGACCAAGGTGCTCAATCGAAACAGGAAGTTCGTTGGCTATATTGGTGTTCTTAGGAATTTGAACAACATTGTCTTCAGTTGAAACTTGATACCCGATGTAAGGAACAGATTTTCCTTTAGAGCTCTCAGGTTCAGTTTGAATAGTGGTTTGAGATACAGCTACCTCACTACTTTGATTAGACGACTCTGGCTCGTTTTGAGAGCCTACCGTTGTGTTTTGAGTAGAGGAAGGAACTGTTAAGTCTTCAACTTCAATCGTCCCAAGAAATTCTTCTTGAACACTTTCGGTAATGTTTTCTTTGTTTGGTGTTGTGACTGTAGGTGTAGTCTTGGCTTTAATTTTTTTAGGTTGTTCTTTAAGCCAGTAGTTAATAGAATTTTGTTCAAGCTTAAAAAGATACGTCGAACTATCGTCGATGTCTTTTGAATGAACAATGATAATACTTACTACATCACCTGCATAGTGAATCAACTCGCGAGCAATATAATGATCTTGAACATGAAAAACACTATGAAGTGTATAATGCTCTTCAAGTTCTTCTTTCTTTGTATGAGAATAAAGTACTAAGAACCAAGAAGCTGTATTATCAATAACACGGTTTAAAAGAACACCGACTAAACCAGGAAACTTAGTGTCACTGACTTGAAACTTTTTAAAAAGATCAAGCATCTTTCGACTACGCGGTGGGCGCTTGACATCTTCCGTGAGCACATCAGTTGGCTTTTTAGATGTATTGTCTTTAATAACCTTGAAAGAAGGTAAAATCCATTCAAGGTCTGTGGTTCTTTCAATATGCATGACGGTTTATGACCTTCCTTAAGACAAAAAAAGAAACATGGAGGACCTTAAGGTCCTCCATGTCATCTCACAATGTTACTTTGCTGTGATTAACGCACGCCAAAGCGTTGTGCGCCATAGCGGTACGGTTGCTGAACACGTGCCGTGCCGTAGCCACTACCAAAGCTGCGCGTGCCGTGAGCCAGCGAGTTTTGGATGAAGCTCGGTGCAGCCACACCCGTACGCAGCATGTCAGCGTTGATCGGGGTGTTGACCTGAACCGGCAGGTTGCAATCAGCGATCGCGCTGCTCAGTGCCAGCACAAAGCTATCACTGAACGAAACACGTGCTGCATAACCCGTGATCTCGGCTTGGTGATTCAGCACATCCATGATCATGCCTTCACGCATGGCCAAGTTACGTGCCGACGAGACACCCGGACGTTCCACGAACGTGTTGCTGTATTCATGGATACGCTCAGGCTGGTTCTGGTACATATTGGCGATGGCCGTATAGTCCACGTTACGAATATCGCAGACACGACCTTCCGTATCACGGTAATGACCCAGCGGAACACGGATCACGTTAGTGAACATCGGATCGCCTTGCTTGAAGTAACGCTGGAACCCATTGTTAGTGAGTTCATTGGCTGCAGCATAGATCTGGTTGTAAGCGGCTTGATCACCCGAAGCAGCCGCCGCAAACACAGACAGATACCACGACTGCGCACCCGCTTCAGGGCAGTCCATCGAGATCACGACACCCGGACGGAAGATCGAGACCAGATACTTATTGATCTCAGCGATGTCGCCCTTGAGCGAAGCGATGTCCATCGGCGTACCAAAACCCATCTTGTCCGTTTCACGGGCCAGGTTGGCCGTGATGTTCAGGGCACCGATGTCCGTGATGTCGATCTTCGACTTACCACCTTGGGGTGCGTAGCTATTACCCTTGGGCAGGAAGGCTTGGATCCAGTTATCGTTTTCAACCAGGGTCAGGAACGACGACACGGCCAACAGCACAGCAGCAGGCGACGTTGCATAGTCTGTACGCACCGAAGTGATCACGAACTCAGCAGCAAACTTCTGCGTCGGCTGAGGAACGTTCGGATTCATGTAACCTTGGAAACCGTAGGCGTTCACGGGTTCGGTCGGCGCCCAGATAGGCTGAATGAAACCAGACATTTCGCAAATACGCGCAACGGCTTCAGCCACGTTCACGGTATCCAGACCCGCAACCGATTGAGCCGTCTTCTTCTGGCTCGAATAGCTGATCAGGACCGAGCTACGCTGCGGGTTACCGACGACGTCATAGACTTGGTGATTGCCAAACGTCACATCGAAGACGAAACGGCAGTCACGATCCATATAAGCCAGGTTCAGCTCACCGTAGTTATCGGTCACAGCGTTGATCACCGAGACGCAAGCCAGTGCGGCATTACGAGCGATGTTCTCGATGGCATCCTTCATGTCAACTGCGATCGACGAAGGAACAACCATAGCGTCAGCCGGATAGACTGTGACGTTGGGGAACTCAGCCGTCACTGCATCGTAAGCCGTCTTGTACAGCACTTCGTCGTAAGCATCACCCGTGGTACGGTTGATCTTGACTTGTTGGTTGTCGATGTTACGGAACACCGGCTGCAGCTTTTCACCTGTGGCTTCCAGAATCAAGGTGTGGAAAGCAACGGCATTACCATTGACGCTGTTCATGCGGCAAGCCACGACCAGCGACGAGAAACGCAGGCTGGGCATGTTCTGACGATTCAGGGAGATGATACGAACTTCAACCCCTTCAACGATGTCCTTGTAGATCTCGGTCAGAGACGTACGAAACTTCGTGAAGTACTCACCACCCACGCCAGCAGCGACCGGGCTACCGATCAGACCTTGCTGATGGAACGACCACGGCTGACGGATCGCTTGCTGCGGCTGCTGACTTTGTTGTGCTTGCGGAGCGGCTTGCTGAGACTGATTCGGTGCGTTGTTGTCGATGATTGCCATAATGGAAGATTCCTTTTGTATTGTACCCTTAGAGTGCGTGCACACACTTAAGGTTTATCACTGGCGTACTAAGTATTGTGGTGTCTTAGCTTGCCAACCATGGTTGACGAAACCAGTAAACTACTGCTCGTCACTAGAGATATGTATTGCCATCTTTTTTCTAGAAACATGTTTCTTCTAAAAGACAACAAAGACCTCATAGGGCTCAGTACCTGTACCCGAAGATACAGATCACTTTGCTCCATTATATTTATAGTATACTAAAAAAGTTTTCCTGAACTCTTTGAAGATCCATTGAATCTTACAGCTACCGGGCGCTTACCATGTATGCTTTGTTTAGTCAACCTTCTCGCCACTACGGTGGACAGATTGAAGGTAATCGGTTTATCGATGTTCAGAAAAGAATTTACGAAGACGTTGAAAAGGTCGTTCAGTATTATCGCTATGGCGCATTTGCTGTTAAAACGAATCACTTATTAGTTCGTCTGATTAACGCGATGAATACGCCTTTGAGTTATGATATTGATCGCTATTATGAATCTGCTACAGCAAGAGCTTTGTTTACCGCCAATACTTTTGAGTTCTCTACTGCAATCAATCCAGGTAAATGGCACGAAGGTCACTTCTATCACGGTTGTCAAGAATTGATCATTGCCTATACAGGAAACGATGACCCTTCTGAACTTGAAAAAGGCTGGAAAGATTTAAAACCTGTCCATGTCTTAGAATCCCCTGTCAGTAATCTAAAGTACATGGTGCCAAATGGTATTAATCATAACGTTGAACGTGGATTAGCTGTCATTGGGATTGATCTAGCTAAGTTGATGGTTCAATATCGTGGCTTTGTTATGGATCAAAGGGCTAGAACCTTACGGGGCGAAGAAGGCAACTTAAGCAATGCTCACTTTGTTGCTAAGTACGTTTTACCCAATATGCTCTACAGTCAAACGGATCTCGCTATTATCAATCGCTTGATTAATCTGTTTGATGGTGCGCCTATGGGGGATAGTATTAAGTCCCTACCGTTCCATATCAGTGATTATACTACCCTTCTTGACCGATCTCTAAATGAAATCTTAAAACGCATTAAAGATGCTCGTCTTGAATATCAGAACATCTTAAAGCAAATCCCAGTTGTTTTTAATGACCTTCCTTTACAGATGCCTGATATTGCCGAAACTCGACAGGTTTGGTGGGCTTTATTCATTACACGCTTTAAAGTGATTGAGTTCTTATGGAACCTTGGCGATAAAACCCGTCACTTTAATCAAACACACATCAATAAACTCCTCATTGATCTAAAACGGTTTCGGTCGGATAATGTATTTACCACTCGCTTGAGTCCTGAGCTTTTGAGTGATGTGAATTACTTTATGCGTCACGCCCTAGATCTTCGTTGAAAAGGACTTACACATGGACCTGATTAATAAGGCAATTAACGAAATACTCTTTAGGATCCCCCGAGAGATTCTTAAACTTGCCTACATGGACCGTCAAGACTTTCGAGCAGCGCCAATTAGCCTAGAAGAACAGATTCGTCGTAAGACCATCATGGCTCGCGTTATCGTCGATACCAATATCGTCGGGGGTGATACGATTTTAGTAGATCTTCACGGTATTGAACCAAAGAAGCTTGACCAATGGAACTACATCTTTGAAGTTCCTGCTGAGAAAGTAAACTATCGAACGATTCTTACGGTTCTATCAGTTAACTACATGGCGTATAATAGCGTCGCTAATAACTACCTTCCTGGGACATCGGCATCAACCCCTAACCACATCAACGACATCAGTAGCGCTGCACACCGTGCAATGGATAGTCGTGGTAATATTCCTATTGTAAGTAATAGTGAGTGTTTGGTTGTCGGTCATAATACGATCATGGTAAAAAACCATTTGATCACGGCACGAGTTGTTCAGGCGCGCTGTATCGTCACAAACGATGAACGTCTCTCAAATATCTCGATCCGTAATGCACCGGCTTTCTCAAAGCTCTGTGAATACGCTGTTAAAAGCTATATTTATAATGAACTTTTGATTGCGCTTGATCGTGGCTATCTAGAAAGGGGTCAAGAACTTGGCGTGATTAAGTCATATATTGATGGTCTTTCAGATGCTGAAGAAAACTATCAGACGTTCTTGAGAGAAGAGTGGGGTGCGGTCAATACGATCAATGATCGTCTCACTTATGAGGACCTGATCCGGATCCAACTTAGTACGAGTTTATAATTACTGACGTCACAGGAGGAGGCAAAAGCCTCCTCCTGTGTGTTTGATCATCATTTATAAACGGCCATCTGAATCATTCCAACACTTGGATTCTTTTTAAAACTCTCTTCAGCAATAAGTGAAGATTGCATCTCATTTATACCTTGAGATTGTAAAAGATCCTTTTTAGCTTTAATTTCTTCCCAACGTCTTTGTTCATAATAAGCTACTTCTAAATCATAGTTTGTTGATGCGTGTTCAATTTGATAATTGATCCCATCGGAACTATATCGAACAGTAAGGTAAAGTGTATCAAGTTGGGCCATTGTTTTATCCTTTAAAATTCTTTATATAGTTACTATCTTTAAGAAGATTTCTAAAGTGCTCTTCAAGAATAGCCTTTGGCCAGGCATGTGGAAGAAGACTTTTATATTCTTCAATAACCTTTCTAACATAGGTTTCAAGAATAATTTCTTTCTTTTGTTTTGCTTTTAAATGAAGTCCATCTGTTTGTTGAAAGTCTTCTTGAGTTGGTTTTAAAGAAGGGACGGAACAAAGAATTTCAAAGAGGATTTTAAATTCTTCTTTACTGGTAACGAGTTTACTAAAGCTTATATCTACTTGTTCCCAATTATTTAATTCTTTACCGATTAAATAAAAATGAAAAAGTCTAAACTGATCCGCTTTATTTGAAGTTGAAAAAGATCGAAGCCAAAAGTTAAGATAAATTAAATTTTGAAGCTTAGTTCTTTTCCACTTAATGAATTCTTTAAGCTCTTGGTCTGGTTTAACAAATTCTGAAATAATACCATTTTTACCATAGATAAAACGTGCAAGCCTCTGGCTGCCTGGAAGACCGCTTTTATAGACAATATTGGCCAGGGTTCGTTTAAAGGATTTATAAGGCGTTGTTGTAAACATAGGCGTTAAAATGGGGAAGGTTTATACCTTCCCCATCTCCTTTGTCAAAGTTTAATAACCTTGTTCAATAAGCAATAAATCACGCTTAGAGAAAAACCCAAGAGATTCCAAAGTATTTCGATAAGATTTTGTTAAGCTTAAAACAATCTTACGCGTATCTAGGACAAGCTTGAGTTCCTCAGGTAGTCCATGAGAAGCACAAAACTCAGTTGGAATAGGTAACGCAGTCAACAAAGACTTATTGTTATCTGCCATCCACTTTAGAAAGCTTTGTGCAAACTCTTTATTTGGAACCCGTTCTAACCAGTCTTTAACGGCTGTCTTATTCTGAAGGTCAAGTGGAATACTGACAGCGTTATAGGGTGTCCTAGGCTCATATTGATACGTAGGATGAAAACACTGCATCCACATCGTAAAATATTGATAGGGAGATTGAGTCTCCCCTTGCTTATAGGCATTCTTCTCTTTGATCTTAGTTCGTTTTAGGTAAGTCATCTCGCCTTGACTGATTGACCTTAAGATCTCACGTTCAATATCAGCTGCTTTCTTAAGCTTATCGAGCAAAGAAACTTTCTCACCGCGCATGATAGTTCGAATAATATCTTCCATCTCAGCCGCAGCAGACTTGATAATATTAGTCGGAACAGAAGAATCTTTCATGTGAACGCCTTTGACTTCCATCTTGATGTCTTTATAGACGTTCCCTTCTTTCACCATCATCGCAGTATAGTAGTGCTTTGAAACCGAAGTCTGAGCAAAGACAGGAAAGACATACTCGGGCTTCATGGCTAATGTATGCAGGCGTTTCTTTTCAACGTTCATATTGGCTGAGAAGATGGCAAGAATATGCGCAATCGACTGCGTCGCAATGAACATAATAGAACCTGCTACAGCAAATGCCTCATCATCAAACTTTAGATCTCCAAAATACCAATCTACCCAGTTATCTACAGCAAACATTGTAGAATCTGTATCGGAGAGCACGACTGAACGTCGAATCATACTCGGGATCGTAGCAATCGTAGCTGGGGAATTCTTAGTTAAGAAGAACGCTTTTAGAAAGACTTTGTAATAATCAATAGCGGATTCAATATTCTTACAGGTATTGGCTAAGATGCACTGATCTTCAAAAGAGATCTTACTGTAATCTTTACCAATCCCCTTTACAACAGAAATACAGACTTGATGTGCGTAGTTTACAATCTGTTCATCGGTCTTATAAATGCTTTCAATGGGTGATTCAATCGGGTCAGGACGCCCTCGTGTCGAAAAGCGTGCAATGAAGCTGCGAATAAACGCGTCATTGTAGACACGAAGATGATAAAGATCACCTGTATACACCACCGATGCACGTTCTGTAGGGGTGAGTTTTTCAACAAAATGTTTAATGTTCTCTGTGGCATAACGGTCTCGCCAGTAAAGTTCAGTCGATCGCTTAATACAATCCATCACGTCATTAACCGATGGATACACCAAGCCAAATTGTTCAACGGCTTGATCAATCAGTTCGTGGTTAGTCTCAGCTGCGATCGAAATAATATTGTTTAAAGTAATCTGCGGTGTGAAGTAATGACGATTCCCTTCGATCAATCGTTCATTTGACGCATTACTCAGTGAAGAGATCGAACGAGTTGTGGATGTAAGCGTAGAGTGCGCACTCTTATTATTAATGACACTACCTTCAGCTACAAACCCACCAGAGACGGAGTTATTACTACGCTTAGCAGAATCTTGAGCATTATGGTAGTATTTATAGAGCGCGATATTGCCTTCACTCTCATACTTTTGAGAGGCTTTCTTATATCGTTTACGTTCAGCTACGTTGATATCGAGGAATTCAACAATCACTGAAGCTTTAACGGAAGGGTGCAGGTAAGATGTAAAAGTCGGAGCTAGTACTTCATTATTTTGAAGTACTTCTCGAATATATCCTGACAGTGGAATAGTTTTCTTTTCTCGATCTCCATTCTCACCCCGTTCATAGTACACGACAGTCGGATTACTAATCGGGATCTCTTTACAGTTGAGTTTCTTTTTAAGATGTTCGACACATGCTTCAAAAGGCTTTCCCGTCATCCTTGAAGCATAGAGTGCAGTTTGCTTTAACCAGTCACCGAGTGGATTGATTGAACGTTCGTATTCTTCTGGCGATAAAAGGAAGTTATTTTCCATTTTGTATTCTTTCCCTTCAAGGGTCTACTAAGAGATAGCCGCGATTGAAACAAAAAGAAAACACACCAGAGAAGAGAGCACGTGCTCTCTTCTCTGTGATAATGTCTAGCGTGTATTGATGGCAAAGTCTTTAATGTTTGCTGCACTCAACGCAGTCCTTACTTTTTGAATATCGCTCAAGGATGCACGTGGAATCGTTACAACGATCTCAATGTGCTCAATGATTTCGATGCTACTTTCAATGATCCAGTCTTCCGAAAGAACAATGGTAGACTTATTCATTCCTTCGAAGACGTAGTACGTGGACGCATTGACATCATTCGGGGTGCCAGAAGGCAGCGTCGGGTAGATCTGAGCATGGAGCTGATCAATCGGAGCAAACTTACGAGCAGTGTCCGCATCTACGATTGATTTGAGCTTAGCGCGCTCAATCGTTGCTCCTAGAAAAACAGGAGACTTTGTATTGAAGGTGTATACTTTCCCAATATTTAAATTCAAGACTTTCTCCTCAATTAGACGGTATCAGCACTAATGTAAGCGCCGACAATAGCAACTGTTGGACTACATGACTCGAGTAGGTAAAAGTAGCGTTCATCCATTCCGGCTCTTTGCTTCATCGTGTGCCAAATGAAAATTCCAAAGGCCTGAACGGCTTCTCGAAAGAACGTTACCTTCTCATAATCCACCGGTCCGTCTCGATAATAAATCGTAGCCCAGACCGGAAGCTCCATCAGATTGTACAAGAATGCCTGAAAGTCGGGATCTATTTTCTGGAAAATCTGAGACAAACACTCATGATAGATCTGGTCATGGTGTTGAGGGGTGGAAGGTTGTCCAGTTACTTGGCAGTAATAGATGACTTGATTTTTGAATTGATACCCTTGGTCATCTAAACCGATGATAAATTTTGGCATACTTTGTCCTTTAATGGACGATACTCCAATACAAGACAATCTGGATACTCAAGATGAACTGCGTGAAGTCGACCTAGATTATAATTTGTGTACTTATCAGCATTTTCACGAACCATCTTGACAAGGAGTTCAAACTCTTCACAGAGTTGCTCTATCCGAGTTTCCAGAAGGCTTAGCGCATGCATCTCCAAGATATCCATAAGTACGACTGTGTCGTAGACGGTAGAAGCTTCTCGTTCCTTAATAACCAGTGAGAGGTCTTGGGAGAGTTCTTCTAGACCTTGGTTATTTTCAATAAAGAGCTCAACAAGGGTAAGTCGTGTTAAGGTGAGGTGAAGACGGGTGTAAAGGTAATTTAACGGCATTGCCGTATTTCCTTTCTTTAAGAGTGACCGAAAAGAACGCATTGGAATCTATTCTCATTGGTGTTTATGAGAAAGTAAAGCTGTCGTATGATCTATCCAACGATCAAACAAATACTCCTGATACTTCTCTTCTAATCCGTACGGTTTAAGATTTGTCTTGATGAGTTGATCTGCTTCTTGAGTAATGAGATCAATTAAAAGTTCAAATGAAGTTACCGCGTCCGCATCTTCTTCAAAGAGTATGACACCATTTGGAAAACGGTTCTCGATCATTAACCAAACCAATGATTCTTGATCAAGCATATCATAGCGATTTGAGAAGATGCATGAGATGATTTCATGTACAGTAAACGCTTGTAAAAACGTTTTAAGTTTGGCAACACCTCGGTACAGATAATGATCTCTAACACCGTGTGGAGAGTAGAAATACAAAATCTCTCTAAAGTCAACAATGACTAATTGAGGACAAGGTATCGTAGGGATTTCTCGACCCATGACCATTTCCTCCTTTTAAACGAGATGAAGAACTGCCGTTGTTTGATCGACCCAGTGATCAAAGACATATTCATGAGGCTGATACTGGGAAGCGATTAAAACTTCTTTTATTCGATTGTCAATATCCTGAACAACATGATGAAACAGAAGATCAAGGAGCCAACAAGCTTCTCCATCTTCTTCAAGATCACCTGTACCTTCTGGAAGTTGATGTTCTATCCAGCTCCAAGGCACTTCTTCCCATTCAGGAAGTTTACGTGAGACAACCGTAACGGATTCAATAATCTGACGAATCGTATATTTTTCAAGGAAACGTCGGATAATTTGTTTTTTATCAATCTCAGCGAGCTGCGTTGTCATTGTTGAAGGACCATAGCGATACATCACGTCCCTGAAATCGACAACAATGACAGTAGCGATATTAGTAACCTTGGGCTGAGAGTTCTTGCTCTTCGAGTTGATCGAAGATATATCGGTAGTAAGAGATGACACGATAGTCGTTTCCTTTCTCAAGGTAGAGGGTCGTGTTCTTAAGTTTCAAGTGATAGACGTTACAGATGTCGCGTCCTATAAACGTCATCACGTGTTCAATTAGTGCACCTAGTCCAGGCTGATCTGCTTCATCAAACTCATTAATCAATTCCGAATGAACATAATTTTCTATATTCAAACTTGTGATTCTGACATTGGTTGTTGGATGTGTATCTCGATGTAATCGCTTTAAGGTTTCCCAGATAGCAATGAATGCAAGATAGATCGCGCTATAGTGGTATTGACAATTGGGTTTAAAGTGATTCCTAAACTGATAAGGTCGTTGCGTAATCAATCGCCCATGTTGATCGACAATCGGTTCTTTTGCATTGATGAAATCAGTAAAGTTTAAAATGTTTGGAACTTGAGGCTGTGTCTGCCATTGAGAATAAGTATAATAGACAAGACCTTGGTTAAAGACTAGAATAGGTTCTAGACTACCGTAGACGTAGACACCTTCAGGTTCAGCTCGTAGACAGCGCAGATAGCGATCCGGTAAGCGTGTTGTGTATTGAGCAAGATCAAGAATACACATATCACGCACCTCAGCAATCACTTCTGAAAAGCACGTATATCCGAGTGATTCTTTATTCGGTAAATGCATGAGAAGGTATCCTTTATAGTCATTAAAGAAGTGAGGAGATGGTCGTACATAAGAAAAGCCGATACAGGGAAAAAACACCTATACCCACACTGACCCCTTACCCTTTATTAGAAAACCGCTCTAAAGTCTTCTAATGCGTTCACAAGAGAAGAGAGGCAAGTGCCTCTCTTCTCTATGTTGATATTCTCAGAATCCTAACATTCGCCGAATGTCTTCTTCACGATGGTGATGTTTGGGAGCTTTGGGGTCATTAGTGAACTTATAGTACCGTGCACTGTAGAGTTGAGCAGAGGTCTTGGTTACTTTTCTCAACTCTTTAGAGGGAACATGAGCAACACCAAGGACATTTTCTCCTGTCGATGGTTTGACTAGATATAGAAAGCTTTTCTGAGGTCCACGCTTTTTAGCTAGGATGACAACGTCAGTTTCTGGAATATGTCCTGCTAAATTATTCTTTGTCCCAAACTGACACCGTGTATACTTTGAAAGAATCTCAGGCTCTTCTCTAAGATTTTCCTCAATTACAGGGCGCTCTGATGATTCGGGGCTAAAGGTGTTATTGTAAGCGTAGTTAATCGACATGAAAACTCCCTATCGTGCTTTGTTCAAAACTTTTTAAAGAAAGCTACTTTGAGGCGATATACGTAAAGATTCCAAGCGTTAACAATATTGCAATGTAAGCATATCGCTTAAAGCGATGTTCTGGAATCATTAGATTCCGGCCATGGTCATGTGCTTTATGGAGAACGTCCGATTTAACTGCATCGAGCTCATTATCATAAAAAACATCAACAAGACCGGTCTGAGACCACATCGCAACGGTGAAGATATCCCCATCGCTATCTTGCAATGTCAAAAAGAAGACTTTTTCGTCTTTAACAACTTTCTCAACCACGTACTGATTCGCAGATGAAAGATGATAGTCTCCCATCCGACGTGTTGAGGGTTGCCAAAAAACACTACCTTTTTCAAGCGTATTAAGATTAATCATTTTTTAGAGGTGTGGTGTTATTGATAGTTTTGTTTTTCAAGGTGTTTGGTGCTACAGACTCGACTAAAGAAAGCGCCCTGGCTGTGCTCTTTATCAATCGATGGCTGGACCAGATGAATGAACCCTTGATCGTCTTCAATGAAACCTTGACTTCCTAATGAATGTCCGATGACATCCCCTTCTTTGACATTTTGACCATCAAAGAAGAAAACGCGTTCTCCAGGATGATAGAGTTCTTTCAGCATACATGTATTCCTTATTTATTTAAAAGGCACTAGAAGCATTTTAAAGACTTCTAGTGCCTATCTATCACTAGCTCCTCAGAGGATCAGTCCATCATCTTGAATAGCTGACCCTGAGACCTTCAGACTATTAATGGGATTGATACGATATTGCTCTTCGACTTGACTTAGCTTAGTCTGGAGTCGTGTCACAATCCCAGAGAAATATCCCTGTACCGTATGAAGATGAATCGGTGTTGGCATTTTAACAGCAGCTGAAGCAGAATCTGAAATTGTGCCAAAACTATGATATCCGACCACCATACCGGGGTCAGGATCTTCTCCTTCCCGGATCAAAGAGATTACAGAACTCACGGCTTGTCCTTTCTCAAGCTTTGCTTTGGTCTTTCCGGTATAGATACTCAGACCTGAAAGTGCAGGCTGGTACTTACTGACCCGAGGATAGTTTAGAAAGTTATCCAAGTCTTTGCTATCCAGACCATGATTCTCACCTGACCAGATTGCTGTCAAGAGAAGCGTGTTGATCCTGACCAAGATATCGTTCTCAGCCATGGTCCCATCATGACCATTTTCCAGGTAAAGTGCAATCACACCTTTCTCACGCTTTGCACTGACCGCCTCATACGACAAAATTGTATTAATTGTATTACGGATCTCTTGTTCACACGTCGTAGAGCCAATCATCATCACGACAACAGCTTGACCTTGAGCTAGGAGCTCGCTCACTAAACTTCCTGCGATCACGCCTCCACTTCCGCCAGAGGCTGAATGCACCACGATGTTCAGGTCTTCAGGTTTAAAACGATGAATGATCTCAGGGATCGCCATCGAGACCGCTTTATAGTTCGTAGCTCTGACCTTTCCACTCCCGTCGATCTTCTCATCACCTAACCCTTGCACCAAGTAAAAGTCTTCATCATCAACATCTTTCGGAATATTGGATCTTGACGTATCCATGAAGACGATCTCGAGCTTAGCAAAGCCAGGATCTTTGATATTATTCTTGCTTGGATAATACAAGGACTTCATGATGTTAATCGAAGCCCCACCGCACGCATAGACCTTAACAGTATGTTCCATCGACTTCTCCTTCTTTAGGGTTTAGATTGATAGTGGAATTTAAAGCGGTGTGTCCAACGACTTGGGTGACACGTGAACACTTCATAGCTTAGGGTGTTCTGATAGACAATCTGAACGGGATAACCTTCTTTTGTAGCAGTCGTATTTGCTACACACCGAACGACATACTCATCTCCACTTCTGACATGTCTCCAAACGGATAGAGGTAAAGGATGGCCTAGTTGGTCATAGCCTTCTATCTCTCCCTTATCTTTCTCTCTAAAGACAAAAGGGTCTCTTAGGTTATCAATGTTGTCTAATGGCACGCTTAAAGCTCCTTAGTGATTAATTACCAACTAAAATGTACATGGTCCATCTAGCGCTCAGAACATTCACTCTTTCATCTAGGTAAATTATTTTTTACATTCTGTATATTTTATAGACAAGTAATACTTACGAGGAACGTAGTGACGAGCCGAGTAGGGGGTTAACATGAGTGCTGCCTGTTCATGGAGACCTGATGGCTGTGGCTCCCCCCAGAGACACAGACAGCAGAGGTGTTGTAGATATATAGGCGCGAAGCGCCTATATATCTTACTTATATATTGTGGGGCATCGTTCATCCCCACTTTTGAATTTCATGAATATTCCCCACAATCTAGGAATAGTCTTAGAAGAAGTAGAAAAAGCAGGTAGAGAAGACGTAGAGAATATGCCATAAAGAGCTCCTATAGGCTTTAGAGGCCTATAGGAGCTCTGTGAGCGGTTTAGAAAGATAGAGAAGGTCTATGTATAGAAATAATGAAAATAATCGAATATAGAGCATTCTGAGAGGTCATGTTTTACCAAGAAAGAAACAGTAGAATAACATTTAAAGGAATCTAGTTAAGACCCTTATAGACGAAGAGTCTATAAGGAAGAACTCGGTGTATCAGAAATACAAGTAGAAGGGCGAATGCCGTTTGCATATATTAGACGATAGAGAAGGAAAGAGAATAAAGGAAGGGCAATTAGGTGGATCGAGATTTCAAATAAACCTCTCTTTATAAGAACTAGGAGTGATTGATTATGAGCGTATTTAAGATTCATCAAGCGAGCGCTGTGAATAAGGGCGTTGAGACAAAAGTTGAAGAAGTCAAGCAAAAGACCGAAGAAGACCATAGCGTTGAAAGTAGTCACGTAGTAGAGACGCCTGTACCTTCTAAGGGTGATGAAAATAAAGAGCCTAGCTTAGAAGAAAAAGAAGATCCTAAGCTGATGGTGAAGATCGATGGTCCTGTTGGACGTCTATTTACGGAAGCGTTGAATAAGATGTTGGCAACAGAAGGCTATATCGCCATGGTAGAGCCTGATACGATCGTAGAGAAAAAAGAAGAGCAAGAAGAACCTTCTCTTCAAATCTATGCATTGAAAGGCGATGAGATCAATACGAGTGATGTGGTTGAAATCACAAATGAGATCTCTAAGCATGAAGATAAAGACTATATCGTTGCGGTTGAGTCCATCTCCCAAGTTACACGCATCCATGGCTATCTAGAAGAATTAGGTAAACTAAAGAATGTAAAGTTGTGCTGGAGTCAGAAGAGTGCACTGAATGCCGTTAAAGAGCGTCTTGCAAAGTAAAGAACTATGATTACTTTAAAAGAAGTTTTAGATGATCAGTTTAAAGATGTTGTCTTCGATAAACGACTCATGGATGCAATCTATCGTTATCAGGTTGAGTTCTTGAATCGAAACAGTGAACATCTTGCGTTCTTTGGTAGTAACTTGATTGGCGTGCACGCCATTCGGTTTAGAGTCGCAGACACCTTAAAGTTTTATAAAGATGTCGTTGATGTCGACTATCTTGAACTTGAAAGAGCATTAAAGAAAGTTACAACCATTAGTCAAGAGTTTAAGATCATCAGCGACGCATTTAACTTGACGATGATGTACATGGTGCATCGTTTAGCAACTTCACCAAAGCTGACAGACACACAGAAAAAGCGTGCGGTCTATGACATGGCTCTGGTGTTCTTTTATCGCTGTATTGCGATTCGGCAAAGCGATTACTTTCATTTTCCTGCGGACCCTAAGATTGCTCAAGCTGCTTATGCAAAACTGAGTAATAAGTTTCTGATTAAGAAAGTCGGGACATGGCGTGCTGTTATGGAATATCGCGCTAAAGAGCTGGTTGATCCAAAAGGACTCCACTATCAAGCTTTGGTGGTCTTCATGGATGACACAGCAATCACCTATGCCATCAGTGATAGTGAGAACCGTATTCGAGATCTTTATAAGAACTATTATAAGGTTTTCCATCAGGCGTATACGGAAGGTAATAAGATCACCAGCACCTCTTCTACCATGATCGATGCAGAAGGGGTTGAGAAAGTCAGAGAGAAGATCAATTCAACTGAACAATATGTTTCCTATATCAGAACAGCCATCCTTGATAAACCAAGTTTTGTACGTTCTGATTTAATTGAAGCAATTGTCAGTATTAATACGAATACTAGTCAACGCATGCTGACATTCACATTAGGATGGTTAAGTGATCAGTATAATAATCCAAAATACCATCTAAAGATTGATGAATATATTCGTTTGATCGTTATTCATAGTTTCCATCTTCTTAGTGAATCAGATCCTAAGATTTTGAAAGACTATCCAAGTCTTCTTTTATTATTGAAAAATCTTTATCTTTCAACTCGATCTTCAGATGAAGATCTTTTAAAGATCCGTAAACTTGGCGATGAGTTAATTAAAGCAGCAAACGGAAGTATTAATAATAGCCTAGCTATGGCAACACGAACCTCGACGATTCTCTATATTACTTTAAGAGCCATCATCGTTTCGGCATCCCGCTAAAAACTTTTCCTAAAATCAGATGGCGGATTCACTATGCCGGAAAGATAAGGAGGATATCTTCCATGGGCAGGTTCTTTAGAAGTCTTAGAGAAGGATTACTTCGTGCAAAGTTGTATTTCTTTGGCGTACGGTTCTATGAGTGGGTAGATGTAAGCGAATGTCGTCCTGTCCATGAAGTTGAGTACTTTTTGGATAATAAGTATCATGTTCGTTTTATTGTCTATCAAATTGAATGTGTTGACTTAGTACTTCGTCAAGGAAGTCTTGTTGGCGATACCTATTCAAGTTTTATTGTGAGAGCGTATTTCTCAGACGAGGATATTCTACCTCAGGCTTTAAAGCTCATGAATAAAAAGTGTTATTACTTCAATGGACAAATGAATGAATTTGGTAAGGATAATGAAGCAATTCTATCTTTATTAAGTGATGTTTATTTGGATATGATCTATGCACAGCTTAAAAAAGAAAAGAAGTGAAGATCGACAGACACACACAGAGAGAGGCATTTAGCCTCTCTCTGTGTGTGTCTATGCTGTTCTTTTTGAACGAAGAGAAGAAATCGTGGTGAGTGAGTATCACCCCCTATTTTGAGGTTTGTCCTACATGACTATCTTGTTCAAAGATGATTGGAAAAAGTACCCGCATGCTGTTGTTGATATTGACACACCTAATAAGTCGTTCTTACGTTTTGCGATGCTCTTAAAAGAGATGGGTGTTGAGAACCATCTTTTCTGTCTATCGACACTTGATCCAGATCTTATCGGTAAAGATCCGTATGATCCGAATATTACACCAGAGATTGCGTTGAAGATGGCGATTGAAGCCAAGCGAAACTTCTGGTGGTTCCTTAGAAACTGTGCTAGAGACCCAGCTGGTTCTAATGAGTTTCCAATTCTTTTTAATGCCAATCGTGGGATTATGTCGACCTATTGGTTATTCTTTAACCACGTCTTGACATTCCTAATTATGATTCGTCAAACAGGTAAGAGCTTTGGTGTAGATTGGTTAACCACCTACCTTATCAATGTTCGTTTAACTAAAACAGAAATTTCTTACCTAACAAAAGATGAAAAGCTAAGAGGTCGTTCTGTTGATCGCTTAAAAGGAATTGAAACAGCACTTCCACCCTTTTTAAAGCAACGTTCTAATCGAGACCCTGGCAATACCGAAGTCTTTAAAGTCAGTGCGTTAGATAACTCAATTAAACTTTATGTTCCAAATCGATCTCCTAAGCTTGCCGACTTGGTGGGTCGAGGTATGACGTCTCCGATTACTGTTGTTGATGAATTTGCTTATATTCATAACAACGCCATTACGATTCCCGTTATGCTCTCAGCGACACTAGCAGCTCGAGAAGTCGCAGCATTGAAAAATGAACCTTACGGCAATATCTTCATGACAACTTCAGGTAAAAGAGATACACCTGAAGGTCGTTATGCTTATAACTTTATGCAAAGCTGTGCGATCTGGTCAGAGTCGTTTTATGACGCACCTAACATCGAAGAACTGCATAGAATGATCTTGAAAGCAGGGAACGGAAAAGATCTTCGCGTTAATTGCACCTTTAACCACCGACAACTTGGTAAGTCTGATCAGTGGTTAAAAGATCGCTTAAGGGAATCAGCTCAAGAAGACCCAATTCAGATTAAAGCAGACTTCTTGAATGAATGGCCTTCTGGTACAACATCTAGTCCATTCCCGCAGGAGATCGCTGAAGCAATGCGAGCTTCTGAAGTACTGGATCACTATCTTGAAATTGCTGAACCTGAGGCCTACGCACTTCGTTGGTATTATAAAGAAGAAGAGATCAAACATAAGCTACAGGTGCCACATGTGTTAGGTTCTGATCCTTCTGAGGCGATTGGAAGTGACGCTATCGGTTTAACGCTTCGAAATGTTTTAACAGGTGAAGTGGCAATGGCAGCCGATATTACTGAAGGGAACTTGATTGCATTTTGTCGGTGGTTAGGTTCGTTTCTTCAAAAATATCCAACCGTTACATTGATTATTGAGCGCCGCAGTACAGGCGCGATGATCATCGATTATCTCTTAGAGTTCTTACCTTCGTTTGGGATTGATCCTTTTAAACGGATCTATAATCAGGTTGTTCAGTTCCATGAAGAATTCCCTGATCGCTTTAAAGAGATTCAAATGCCTTTTAATTCAAGAGAGAATCTCTATTTAAAGTATAAGAAGTATTTTGGTTGGGCAACGAGTGGAACAGGGACCACTTCTCGTAGTGAGCTCTTTAGTAGAACCCTCAATAGTGCAACTAAGATGACAGGTACATTAATGAAGGATCGAAAACTAATCCTTCAAACACTTGGCCTTGAAATTCGAAATGGTCGAATTGATCATCAAGAAGGCGAACACGACGATCTATGCTTCTCATGGCTTTTGTCATTTTGGATGATCTCTCTAGGAAAGAATCTTCGCTATTATGGAATTGATCCAAGTAAAGTTCTTTCTGAAAATCCCGTTTATCATGCACAGCTTAAGGTGGTTTCAGCCTATGAACAATCTGAAGCCCTCAAAGCACGAGAAGATGTTGAACGTCTAACTCAACAGCTCAAAGATGAAAGTGATGAATATGTCGCTCGTCGTCTTGAGTATGATCTTGAAAGAGCTATTTCTAAACTCTCAGATCAAGATCGCCAAATTGTATCTGCAGACGACTTGATCAATAAACTCAGAGACGAGCGAGCACGAAATGTCAGACGACCTTATATCGGATCAGGCGAAAGCAGTTTTTACAGATCTTACTAAGACATGTTTAGAGATCGAGAAGACGATCTCAAAGATCCTCTCAGAAGGACCTCAGGCACCCTATAGAGCGGATATCGACATCACCAATACCCAATACTTAGAAATCAAACTTGGGTTCTTAAAGACGCTTTTAAAGGTTTCTGGAGTAGTTGGCATTATCGATATGGCAGCCGTCGATATGCATGCTCGACTTAGACTTGAAGAACTTAAACATTTTGAAAGAAAAAGGAGTAAAGATGGTTTATGAAAAACCCTTTAATCAACTCTCACCAGCTGAACTTGAAAGACTCTCTGTTTTAATGGGAGAACTTGGAGAATCTGTTCAAGTTATAGGAAAGATCCTTCAGCACGGTTATGAAAGTCAAGACCCTTATAATCCCGAACAAATTACAAATCGACAACACCTTGAAAAAGAACTTGGTGATGTTTTAAATGGAATCCATCTACTTTGTAAAGCGTCTGATCTGGACATCAATGTGATTCAGCAACAAGCTATCCATAAACGCAGTACAATTGGACAGTGGCTGCATCATCAAAATCTTGAAAAGTTACTTGAAGATTAAAAAAAATACCACAGAGAGAGGAAGGGTCTAGACCCTTCCTCTCTCTCTCTGCATGCCTTACATTGCTTTAAACTTCTTAACGATGGCGTCTTGAGCAGTGAGATCCAGGTAGGTTTTAACATTCACAATCGTCTTCGGGACATTGTGCGTGCTATAGACAACAGGTGCATAGGACCCCATAGTGACATGGACCACTTTCTTCTTTGACAAAGCAAGACGACGAAGAAGACCATGACAATCAGAACTTGTTGTCGTTACAATGTAAAAACTTAGGTTAGCCCCAAATATAACTTGACGACATTTGTTTGAAATCACCTTATTGATCTGACTTTGTTCTTCAATAAAGAGTTTGATTTCTTCGTCAGTTACTTTTGTCACAGTATAAAAGTCCTCAATCTTCAGAGGAGAACCGTGGTAGTGTTGATTGGCTAGATTCAGAACATTGTAATAGGCACACGCTTCTTCAGCCGAGAGTTCTTCAGTCATGAAGTTTTCTGTCAAGACAGCAAAACGCATATAGCGCTCATGTTGTTCCTTAGAAAGAAGTTCATGCTCAAGTGCGTAAGTGAGCATTTCACCAACAACATTATCAGCCGGTGCTGAGTCTGGGATTTTCTTACTATAAAAGCGTGTGCTGTTGTTTCGCATATTGTTATACCACTTACGCTCTTCTTCAGAATTGATCTGTTCCATCATCCCATGGTAGTATTCTCGGAACTGACTGACAGTGCCAGTTTCAAACCAGAAATACTGGTCAATGTCGTTTGGAAAGGTATCACGAACATCAAGCAGAATAAGTTCTTTTCCATAACCTTTTTCTGAGGTTTCGTAGATCATTTTGAAAAGAACCGCTGCAGTAAAACTAGCATGATCAGGATAGTTAAAGACCATCGCCACTTTACGAACGGGTCGTTCGACTTCTTCTTTTTTCAGAAAGAAAGGAAGGCCAAGGATTTCAGCAACTTGATTCATGGTAACGGGTTCTCCGGAGATATAATAAATAAGCGCGTCCACTTACTCTATTAAAATTTAAGTGACTGAAATAAATTACAAAGACGATGACACAGAGGAGGGCAAAAGCCCTCCTCTGTGTCACTAACAGAATTTAACTTCCTTTAATCATAGCAGCAGCATAACTTAATTGAAGATCACCCGACGCAGTCTTTCGAATAAACCGTATCAATGCCGTTGTGCCAGGATTTACAGTGGGTCCAATATTGAGATCCTGATCCCATTGATTAATGGACCACTCAGTTCTATCATTGCCGTACGTCACAATAAAGTGCGTCGGAATCGGAGCCTCATTTTCCTGAAGCGTATTGACCATAGGAAGCGTATCTTTATAATACGCTTTTAACCAATCGTTAAAGGTATTGTGTCCTGCTTTAAAGTTAACAAGGTTATTATTCTTTAAACCATAGACCTGGACACCAAAACGAGGATAACTTTCATTAGACTCTGTTGTCACTGTCCACGCAGCCTGAAGTGCATTAGTGGGAGGTTCGTTAAGAACAATATCAACAACTTGAGTATGAATGAAAGGAATAAAACTTCCAGAGACATCTCTTAGGTTAATCGAGACAGCTTTACGCTGAAGATAACCATAGAGCTTTGGATCGTACGGTCCCGTGTTCTCTGCAAATTTAACATAGTTTGTGACTTCAAAACGAACATTACGAGAAAGATTTAATAACCACCAACGCATCCGATAACCAAACGCTTCACCTTCCCAGAAAGGATAGCCAAAGAGTTTGACTGCGATACTGTTATTGGGGTTTGTCGTCACAATCCTAAAGGGTTTTGTGATGTATTTACCATTTACACCAGTAGAGGCATAAGCAATCTCACCCGGCGACATCAAATAACGTAAAACCAGGTCGTGCGGTTGTCCAATGATCGATGATAAACGACCCTGTAAACCTAACATTGCAAACTTACCACCATCAACAGGTAACTTTAATTTTGTACCGTCTGAATAATGAACCACACCCACCATGTTGAGTGCGTCCATGGGGATATTTAACGGGTAGTCCAGTTGATCAGCCACCGTAGGAGATAGCCAGATCGATTCCAGGGAGATTTCCGTAATGTATTTTGTCCCAGCATTAACATCAGTAATAGTGTCCGTATTTTCAATAAGAAGTTGACGTTTAGATACGACATGTCCATCGTCTGCATAGATGACAACCGTAATGCGTTCATTATTCGGAATCTTCCGTGTAATGTGGCAACGCTTAACGGATTTGACAGCATAATTAACATGACTATCTAAAGCTACTAATTCAAGAGGAACAGAAGTTGAAATAAAGTTCCCGCTCGCATCATACACCTTAGAAATGACTTCTCCACGTGCTTCACTAGTATCTGAGCCTAAGAAAATCTTAGCGTAACTACTCATTGTGCCATGGATTTTTAAACGTTGATCAACAGCTAAGGTATGAGGATAGACACTGTCATTTAAGTATGCACGATACGTCTCAGCGTCACTACCTGGACCCACGCCAAATAGAACATCATCTTCAGACAGAGAATAGTTCATTCCGGCTGGTTTAATAGCGCGCAGTGTCGGAACTAATGTAACAGGATCTAAGTGATCTACAATCCATGTTTCAAACGTCATCGGGTCAATTACATAATCATTTTGTCGAGGAACAAAACGATTAGAACCATATTCACCTTGCCAAATAACATTAATGTCCCAGATTCGCCATAAACCTTCGGGGTCATAAATAGGCACCACGCCATCGACTGAACCTACAACGTTACCTGCCATTGTTTTTAACCTCCTAAAGATACATTTAAATACGGACTTAACTGGATCAGACCTTTTCCGTAGAGCGCAACAACACGCTGCATGAATTTATAGCTATAGAGATCGAGTCCAACCGCTGCGGTCAGCTGTGTCGGATGAATAACAATATAGCGTTGGTCTATCTTTAAGTTTTCATTCAAAGGATCAGTCTCAAGTAAGTACTCATACGGTTCACATAACTCAAGAACATCCGTTTCTTCCAATACTCTTTCTAGTCGTGTCTTATCAATTTGACCCGAAGCCAGATCACTGACAATATGACTAAAGAAAGGACTATAAAGCATATGACGATTTGAAATAGCGCTGACAGCATCTCTATCAGGCTGTGGGTATTTCAAAGTCATGTATTCTTCAATTCTTTGATCAAGGTCTTCAGAACGTGTACGGAGACGATAGGTCTCTTCTTGCGTCAGGGTTCTCAATGGTACGATGACGTCTTTGATCTGATAAGGCGCGCCATTTAGTGCATTGACAATACTAACACCGCTATGGTCTTCTGAAAACTTAAGATCTGAACGATGTTTAACGTCACCACGTACGGTGACCCTCAAGACCTTGTCATCACGGATATCAAACTCAGAATCATTAGACAGAACCCCATGTTCAACAAAACCATAGTCTTCAGGCTGTCTCATCTTGAGATTTTCATCACAGAACCCAGTAAAGCGAACAACGATGGTTTGTGAAGAAGATCCCGCGGGTTGTCTCAGGTAAGCTTTATTGAAGATCATCACACGTGGAAAGTCGACCACATAGTCAAGACCTTGAATGAGTGCTTTACCATTGAGCCAAATATCCAAATCCCCCATTGGAACAGTCATGACTCTCTCAAGCCCATTCACAGTCTCAGTGAGATCAAAATAATAGGTTCCAGCAACAGCATTAAGTTCAAGCGTATAGGTTAAGAACTTTTCATCTGTTCTGACCATCAAGTATTGGTCAGTTTCCAGATTGTTCCAGATAAGAACACCATCAACAACTTGATAAAGATTAGAGTCAGTAATATCTCGCCAGTCATTATTGGGTAAACCATCGACCAAATAACACATATAGACGCGATAGCTATAAGTAGATGGGAGATTAATGTTGTCCAGGCCATAGATCACAGAAGGTTCATTACTTCCTAGACCCGCTACACCTTCAACAATCCTAGTTTGACTATTTCGCGCGCTATAGACCGTCCCGAGCATGTGCTGGTGGTATTCTAAAAGAACACCATTCGCGTCGTATTCATAAACGGTACTTTTCTCATAGAGTCCAATGGGGAGTTCTATGATCTGAACCCCGTTAAATAAACGCGTTTTAGTCGGGGTATCACCAATAATCTTGGTAATAGCGTTATAACCATACGCGCGTTCAATGAGATCAATGTTAATCTCATTATACGAAGTTCTCATCAATTCCGTATAGGTAGAGTCTTCTAGTTGTGTTGCAGTCCACTCAGGAATAACGGCGTCAACTCCAACCATCGCGTTAACAACATCGTTATCGTTAAGTTTATAAAGCTCAAAGATTCTTTGATGATCATAGACAAGTGGTCTTTTCAGACCACTGTTTCTGATATAGAGACGAATATAGAACTCTCGAAGATCGAGCGGTTGGAGACTGGTGAGTTCGGCTAAAGAACGTGCAATGTGTTCAAAGGTGTCAACTGGCACACTGTAGTCACGGTGTGTGACCATCCTTAATGCATCTTCTTTATTGCGATGAAGGTACTGACCTTTAAAACGCACTCCATCTTTTCTTAACACATAGACGTCAATATCGTCAATATAATCAATCATATCTTCCCCTACTTTTGGATAGTGAAGAAGATACTTATAGCTACTGTCGAGTGTGCTTGTAAATGTCTTTAAACTCTCAACTTTTAAATCTACAATGCGTTTGACAGAAGCGTCATAGATGTATTCAACGACATCTCCAATTTTTGCTGTAAAGAAATTAATTTCATCAACTAAATGACCATTGACGAAACAAAAGACTTGACCAGGCAATAGACGCTTTTGAATAACTTGTGTCTGGATTGAGAGAATGTCACTACTACGCTGAACCGTGAGTCCACCTGTCTGAGTCTTATTAATTAAGGCAGCACCTTGATTACTTTCAAAGAAAGCATTGGTATAGAGGCGTAAATAAATTTGATCTCGCTGATAGTCAATAGGAGACTTTCCTGTGAGATCAATCGCAAAGATCAAAGCACGATCATCGGTATACATATAGTACGTGCGATGCAAGGCTAAATGAACACCAGTATCTGTGTAGAGATCACAGAACAAAGGAAGTTTTTCAACCGTTTCACTAAACTTCTTCCAAGAAGCCTTTGTCCAATTTGGAAACCGAGGAAGAAGTCCAAGAACCGATGGATGCGCTTGGCCAACTTGAAAGACGTGGTAGCGACGGTCTTTAGTTGGTAAATCAATTCTACGTGTCATAATAGGGAAAGAGATCAACTCTCCCCCTGGACGTGTGATGCGTTGAGCAGCTAAGATAACTTGATTATCTTGCTCAGGACTACACCACACATTCTTACTGGCATGGTCTCTGAGAAATGAAAACATGGTTCTCAGTCCTCAAAGTCTTTAAAGACAATTTCATTATCAGCGTCTTCAAAGCTCACAACAGTTTCTTTCATCAATGACTTGTAGTTCATTAAGAATTCGTCACCATTTCCACGCTTAGCTTGAAGTTCTACAATTTTATACAACATAGACGACTTATAACTACGCTCAGTAGCTGTCGCATAAACGATTGAAATCCAAGTAGGCGGATGTTCTAGTGCAACGCTAATCAGATCTTTTGAATTTGTACCATACCACGTATTACGAACCAAAGTCAGAAGCATGGCTAGGTTAAAGTCACGCAGCCGAATATTCTCAACAACTTTCTTGACTTCGTTACAGTAGTCTTCAATCCCCTTAATCTCACCTAAGCCTTCAAATAAAGAATAGACTTCAGACGCAGGGATTTTTGTCGTCTTAATGGTATGGATGACTGCTGTTTCAAGCGCACTATCGGTGAGGCGAGTCTCTGTGGTGAAAAGGCTGTAGTAATAGTACATTCCTACAGCTGTTACTTTCATTTGTTCTTGGAAATCTAAAGCGTATGCTCTGGCAATAGCTTGACTTAACCAAGTAGCAAACACTGAACCTGCAAAGGAGAAGCGAGTACGAAGACTTGAAACTGAGTCCGAGAGCCAAAGCAGATTCAGAACAGCACGACTCTTGGCAAGGCCATATTCTGTCTTATTTCGAACATTCAGTTCAAACTCACGTTCAGTCAAAAACTCTCGTGAATTAGGACGGAATAAACGAAGGTCGGAGATTAAATAATTCTGACCTTTATAGTTCTGAATAAGGTAGGGATGGATAAATGGAGGAATGTTGTTTTCATCAGACCCTCCAATCACAAAGACAGCAGCGCATTGATCGATCTTTTCTACCCCAAGCCGCCGATAACCGAGACTCCCGGTGATCAAAGCTTCTTTCAGGGAAAGATCTAGTTTCTTCATATCGAAGATCTTACCCACCGTTGTATCGTAACTCGTTTTGAACAGAGGCATTCTTTTTCTCCACTTCTTCTAAAGAGAGGATTTGACACATGAAAACCATCATTAATGGCGCGCCGGGAGTTGTTGACTATGGCGTCCAGGATCTGAGCACCCGGCCCTATGGCCGCGCTCCCGAGGAGCTTCCACAGCATCTGCCGAAGTACTTTATCTATGCCCAGAAGGGTCCGACCACGGAAGAACTCCTGGTGGGCAATGAACGTCTTCAGATGTATGGTGAAGAAACGTTCACTGAGCGTAGTGAGTATTTCAACCACCAGACTCTTCATTCCAATGGCGTGAATGCGGAAGGTAATGCGGCGATGTATGTCCGTATGATCCCGGTGGATGCAGGTCCGAAGCCCACGCTGCGTGTCTATCTGGATGTGCTCCCGACCCAAGTTGATATCTATCAGCGCAATAGCGACGGTTCGATTAAGACTGACGTGGCGGGTGATCCGATTATCACCGGTCAAGCTGCGGGTCACCGTGTCAAGTTTGTGGTTCAGCATCTCGATACCCATGCGCTGGCTGAAACCTTTGGCGCAGCTGATATTGTTGTTGGCGACCAAGTTGATCCGGCAACGAGCGTTCAGTCGCAGCGTTATCCGATCTTTGAACTGGAGCATTCGTTCATTGGTAAGGACGGTAACCTGTCCGGTATCCGTCTGTGGTCGATCAATGCAGATAACCAATCCGCGCTGCCTACCAAACTGATGGCGCGTGAGAAGGTTTATCCGTACATGATGGCTGTGATTCGCAAGAACGCAGCGACGGGTTCGGCTAAGATGGTGGAATCCACCTTTGGCGAACAGCAGATTATGGTGAGCTTCAAGCCGGAAGTGGTTGATCCGCTGACGACTTCGCGTCTGTACTTTGGCGAACGTGCAATCGAAGACTACCAGAGCCTGAAGGATCCGCGCTACGCTAAGCAATACGGTGAATTTGGTCGTGTTAAGGTCTATCAAGAAAACATCGATCTGCTGCTGGCTCAGTTCCAAGCGGCTGAAGTGCCTTTCTTGAATGATGACTCTGATTTCACGGCTGATGTTGAAGATAAGCACCTCTTTAACTTCGTGACCGGTACGACTTCGCAAAACGTTCCTTACCACAGCTACATCTTCACGGATTCGGATGATGCGGTTCGGTTCTCGCAATCAACCAACGTCTACGCGGGTGGTGGTAGCGACGGCACAATGTCGCATGAGCTGCACGCTCAGCTCGTCTCAGAGTACATGAAGCGCTACGCCAATGAGAACGATGAACTGAACGACATCGCTTATCACGTTGAAAGTCATATCTACGACACCGGTTTCCCGCTCGAGACCAAGTATGACCTGATCTCGTTTATCTCGAATCGTAAGGACACCTTTGTGGTCCTGTCGCCTTCGGAGTATGGTGAGCGTACCCTTACAGCTGCTGAAGAGTATTCGGTTGCTGCTGCTTTGCAATCGCGTCTGTCGCTGCATCCTGAGTCGACCTACTTTGGCACACCGGTCTTCCGTGCACTGATCCAAGGTTGCGTGGGTCGTATCCGTGCCAGCCAGATCGTCAATCCAGTTCCGCTGACCTATGAACTGGGCGTGAAGTCGGCGCGTTACATGGGCGCTGGCAACGGCATCTGGAAGAATGGTCGTAACTTTGATGGTTTCCCTGGTTCGCTGGTTGAAGAACAATATGACCTGTCGATCCGTTGGACGCCGGATAATGTGCGTAACCGTAACTGGGATGTGGGTCTGAACTGGGTTACCCGCTATGATCGCACCAGCTATGTCTTCCCGGCAATCAAGACGGTCTATGGTGACGATACCTCGGTTCTGACGAGCTATCTGACAGCTTGCGCCATCATCCAGCTGAACAAGATCGCGCATAAGGCTCATCGTACATTCTCCGGTATCTCGGGTCTGACGCCTGCTCAATTCACCAAGCGCGTGAATGATTTCGTGAGTGAGCAAGTCCGTGGTAAGTTTGACGATCGCTTTGTGATTCGTCCGCGTGCTTACTTCACCAGCTTGGATGAAGTGCGTAACTACTCCTGGACGCTGCCGATCGATATCTGGGCTGCGGGTATGAAGACGGTGATGACGACTTACGTGGTCGCTCGTCGTATCGAAGACTACGCGGGCGAGTAATCCCTCTTCTACATTTAAGGAGTAAACAAACATGGCACGTCTTACCGATGCGCTGCTTGGCGCTAAGGCTTGGTCCACCGGCAATGAGATGCCTCAGCTCGATCCGACGCTGGGTGGTCAATTTGGTTGGGCCACGAACCCGGCTGAATGGGTCTCGGCTCAGGCCTATGTTCCGCGTAACCTGATCCCGATCGTCCTGGAATCGCCTGAATTCTTCCAATTCATGCCTGATCCGGATAAGTGGGTGACGGCGTGGAAGGTAATGATTGAAAAACACGCTCGTACCATTGAAGGTCTGAAGGCTGGCCTGACGGTTGAAGTGGCTGAACATGCGTTTGGTGGTGGCGGTGAGTTCTTCCAAGAATTCACCGACGTCAAGCGTGAGCGCTCCACTCTGACCATCAATATGGTTGAGAAATACGGCAACGTCTTCCAGAACTTCCTGGAACGTTGGATTATGTATGGTCTGATGCATCCTGAGACCAAGACCCCGCTGACAGCGACGCTCGAAGGTGGTGGTCCGACTGATAACCTGGCCGACTGGTATGGTGGCACAATTGCCTTCATTGAACCGGATCCGACGGGTAAGCGCGTTGTCCGCACCTGGATCTCGACGAACGTCTGGCCGCAAGGCACAGGTCCGATCGAAGGCAAGATGGACAAGACCTCAGCGCTCTCGATCAAAGAGCTCTCCATTGAACTGACCTCGTTGACTTTCATTAATGAAGGTACGCGTGTGTTTGGTCAAGAGTTGCTCGACGGTATCAATAAAGTATGGAGTTCACCACAGGTAAGAGAGTCTTTCATTAAATCAATCTCTGCCGATATTGCTTCTATTGAAAAAGGGTATTCTGAAAGTGTCACTAATATCGCAACCTCTAGGGTTGGGAATGTGATCTAAACTACTCATAGAGGAAGACGACCATTGGTCGTCTTCCTCTATTTTAATTGTTTTTTCTTTAAATAGGCTCTTGCATCCACCGTTTTTCGCTGACATTTAAATGAACAGTATTTACTATTGTTTCTATTTGAACTAAATTTTTTATGGCAACAGATACACTCTCGAACAATATTTGGCACTTTCCACTTATTTTCTAGGCCTTTAATTGGAGGGCTCACCAAACTTAAAAAGCTATCAACATCTCTTCTTTTATTAATAGTAAGTACCCACTGAGGAAGTTTATTTATCTTTCCTATTCTTTTAAGATATTTTGTTGCTTTAATATTATGTTCTCTTAACATGTCGATAAGACGATCGACATCTTCAGTAAGAAAGTCGTTAGAAGAAATCAAGACTCGATATGAGTGGTTTGTTAAGATATACAGGCATCCGTCTCCAGCGTAAAACCATCTCCAGAAAACTGCTGTGTTTCTTAAGTCTTTTGGTAAACGTTTTTGGCCGTTTTCACCATACCACCGTTTTCTATGAAGTAAAAGACATCTCAAAGTCCAAGTCAGTGTACAGGCTTCATATTCTCGATTATTAATTTTGTCAAAGCCTTTATATTTCTTAATATCTCCTCTATATCCAAATTTTTGAATTTCGTCTCTAAATTCCTCCAAATGCCCTAATTGTTTTATTCCAAGAGTTAGGTAAAATATTGCTGATTCTTTTGCCCGTTGATAAATTCCAGCATCGCCAGCAACAGCACCATCTATAATGTCTCTAAGAGCCAGAGGAAGATCTTTAAAGAAAAAGTTACTATTTGAATCAAGAAGAATTTTTTCTGTTTCTCTGTAATGATCAACCAACCAGTAACAGAGCTCCCAAGCTTCTTCACTATTCTCAACTTCAATATCCATTAAACAGATATTAGGATCATCTTCTATCCGCGCTCTAAATTTGTCAGGCACGTTTTTATTTATAAGAGAGTCCTTTACAAATTTAAAAAAAGGCTCTGATCTCCTCCCGATCTTTGGTAAAAACCCTCCTGTCTTTAAATGTTTTATGATTGTGACCCGTAAAGGTCCATTCATTCTTACATTTGAATATTTTATATTTTTAATACTAGCATTTTCAATAAAGTCAATAATCTTTATTTTTTCAGCCTCTGTTACCATTTTAACTTTTCCTTAGTAAACGTCCTCATTAAAAATATATAGCATAGAAAAAGTTTAAAAAAGCCAAAAAAGAAAGCTAGTTCTGACA